TTTGGGGTGGGTGGTTTCAGAGGAGCATCAGAGCCTCGGGCATTTGTGTGAGCAAACCAGAGGCCTTCTGTGCCATGAATGGCAGGCCAATGTTTACTACTTTCTCTACGAAACCAGCAAAACTGCTGGCTCCCTTGATCGCGCGAGCTACACCAGTGTAGGCTGTCTCAGCCAGTGATGAAGCCCCGTTTTCGTCTACTTTCTTGTGGTTCCACCCAGGGGCATGGGTGTCAAGAGCAGCAGCGATAAAGGGTTGTGGGTTCTGTCCGAGAACACGTCGGACAGGGGTAGAGATGCCAAGGTATGGGTTGGGGCGCCATTCGACGTTCTTGACGAAGTCGAAACGGAGGGCGTTGTTGCCAGCGTAGCCATCGACTTCATTGTCGATGCCGCGCCATGCAAAGCCGAACGCTTCAGGGCGTGCATTGTCACGCGATAAGTCGTCAGCGCCTTGACCGGGGTAACCGTCAGGGACCAGTTGGTAGCCTGCATCGTAAGGGTAGAATGCGTCACTTTGCGAGACGGCAGAGTACACGTTTTCGTACGTGTCCAAGCCTAGCCGCTCAGAATTGGGCGACATGTCGAAGAGGGCATTCACGGATGCAGGGAAGGACCCGGCGTCAACCGCAGCGAGGCGCGCAGCACGCTTCGCTTCAGTGCGGTTGCAGCCAGAGGGTCCAACCTGGACGTAAGGTTCAGTTTGGGACCTGCTCGGAGCGAGGGCAGGCCACTCGCCGAACAGCACCTTTGGGGAGATGTTGTTCAGCCAGCAGATTTCTCCGGAGTCGGTGCGGAGTTGTCCAGTGAACTTAACCTTCATGCACGCACTGAGTGTGCGCGCATCCATAGCTGTGCCGGAAGCAATCCAGCGGGCAGCGGGGTCAGGGAAGGATGCACTTGATTGTGTGGTGGTGCCAACCGACCAGAGGGGGGCGAGGCCCATGTTGTCGGGTGGTATAGTGGCGCGGTCCGCAGATGTCCAGATGTAGATGTTGCCATTGACACCAGTGTTAGTGGATGGCAGCGTCTCTTGTGGATCATTGTGGTAAACAGGAATCCATACCACGTATCCACAGGTGGACACGTTGGAGTTGAAGGTAGAATTCTTGAACCGGGCCAGGAGCCCCTCAGCGGAGCCGTAAAGTCCGGGAGTGAGGGTACTCCCGCAAGGGTCGGAAACCATGTGTGCCAGGGAGGTGACATGGGTCTTGCGAGGGTTGCGCCGGCCTGGGGCAGGCTGACGGCGTCTTTGTGCAGTGGGGGCGCGTTTAGCGCGGGATTTAGGGGGCATGGTGAAATGCAGATGAATAACTCGGGGGGTATTGTGCCCGCTGTCAACCACAGCGGGACTATCTTACTACTCACTACGAGCCGCTTTCCTGGCAGCTACGTAGATTTTGTGGCAGTCCCTGCAGAAGGGAAATGTGCCAGTGACGGTCTGGGTGCAAGGCTGCATGCCTTCGTACCAGCCGGTGTTCTTGTCACCTCGCGCACACAAGCGGGGTGCTTCCGGACAGGGCTCATTGCGCTTGACGACGCATTGTTCGGGAATAGGGGCAGGCTCTGCGGGCTTGCTGGGTGGGGATGAAGCAGGGTTGACCAGTTCGCCGTTGCCAAAATAGGGCGTGGCAGCGGGAATGGCAGCTTTTGATTTAATGGTGGGGCACTGGTCCCAACGGGTGGTTGGGTCATCGAGATACTTGACGAACTCATTGATGTCTTCTGGCTCAAATTCACGCAAGAAAATCGCGTGTTGCCAATCTGTGATATCATCATTGTGGAGCTGGTACGAGGAAGGTGAGATGGACATTGAAGCCCATTTGTCATTCCACATACGTTGGTCACTGAGGAGGGCCAGCTTGGTGCTGGTGGCACACTTGGTCCAAGCCTCAGTCTCGATGTCGGTTTGGTCGACAATCTTGCGCATCCAGCTCCCAATTATCAACGTTTTAGAGTCATTCGCCAGGATGGACTTTGCCTTCATGTTGGCAATGACCGCGGACGGAATGACCCCAGTGAGCGTTGAAACGTGGAATTTGGAGATGGTACGCAAGGGTGAACAAATGTTAGCTGGCGACCCGTGCCAGACAGCAGGTGAGTACTGTCGAGCCAGGAAGTCAATTTGGTCACCTGGTAGGGCCACTACGATCTTGAGGACAAAGCCCCAGGAAGCAGCGGCCTTAGCAGATGCGGCCGCATCAAGGTTGCGTTGGAGAGAGTCGTCTCCAGCACACAACCCGATGTTTTCGTAAGCGCCGGCTTCGCTTAACTTTGCGTCACTGCCCGGCACGCCAGAAGCGAGCAGGCAGCAAAAGCAAATGAAGGCGTTGCGAGCGGTGTTCAGTGCAGAAGTGTATGGGTCCCCAGATGCCTGGGACTCCTCTTGGTCATAACCAACGCCGTGCTGTGCTTTGACTTTGTTGTTATATGTGTGTTCATACCAGAGGAGGATTTCGGGGTGGTCTCGTTCGTGGAAATTGCTGTAGAGAAAGGCAAGATCGAATTTTCGTACGAGACGGTTGATAGTACCGTCCATACGTGAGTAGTCACCTAGCCCGATGTTCTTCGTCCTGATGTCGCTGACGTGTTCAGCGACGGCGGCAGAGACGTGGTCGGGGGTTTTTCCGAATGCATACCAGCGTGTTTTCTTCATATTGCTGGCTAATGCTAGTGAGATCCGCGAATTTTGGAGGCGGACCACGGGCGGCATCGGTGTGATGTTGCGGGGGTCACCGGGTTTCATGCCGGCTTCATTCTTTTGGAACGATTGGGTAACTTTACCTGTCTTGGCAACTAACTTAGCCCAAGCTGATGGGGTGGTAGTTAGCGCTTCGGCATTTGTGAGACGTTGCGATGGCTTGTTCTGCCTGGCACAGACTTCCTCATTGGAAAGGAGGTTGACACGGTGGTGGCCAACGTCTTTCTTGTATTCGTTCAGAAACGCAGTGATATTGCGGTCCTGATAACGGCTGAGGTGGTCCGGCAGGTTCTTGGGCCTCACATCCTTGATCCGAGTATCAACACCATGTTGGGTGTTGCCTCTTGTGCTCATAGGGATGTAGGTGAGACCGCGCGTAGCTCCGTCAAAGAAGGGGCGCAGTGTGCTCATTTTAGGCGTTGGGTCAAAGTTGTCGACTCGGAAGCGATAGTACGTAGCCGATGGCGGCCTGACATATTCAACCACGCGCCGGTGGTCGGTTGCGTAGGTGATCCCGCTGATGCCAATGGCAATCTGGTCAGTTGTCCAGACGTCACGGCAGCCGCCGTAGGCCAATGCGAAATTGGATACGGGTAGGGCCTTGTCATTGCGAGAATTGTGGTCAGCGACAATGTTGTACGCCTTGCTGTCGAAAGTGGTGACAACAGGCGAACCGTCTATGTTGTACGTATACACTGGTAAGTTCGTTTCACTATCCTGCCGCACCATGGCACATATCTTGGTACCAAGAGGTTGAAGTGTGGTGGGCGGCACCTGTACGATCGCGGGGCGCAATCGGCGAGGCAATAGTGTGAGTATTGTGGGTAGGAAACGTAAAGTTCTGAAAAAGCCGAAACTTACGGCAGGATGCAGAATCCAGATTGACCGATGTTCTCCACAGGCTATGTGAAAGCCAAAATGCAAGCCACT